ATTTCCTACGAGTATCCCTTACTTCCTGTCCTGCTCTTCTTGCAGCCTTGTTACCTGTTCCTCTATCAGTTCCAGGTGCTTTACCCGAACGACCACCTCTTTTTATACGGAATCCCTTACTACCAAATGCACCAGGACTTTGTGCTGCTGCTTCTTTTGGAGATGCACCTTTCTTTATTTTGGATTGTCTAGAAGTATATTCACCATGAAGTCTATCAGCAGCATCGGATTTAGCTTTACTATATCCCTTCTGCCTATCCTTCACTCTTCTCATTGCAACATACATTCTATCAGACTTATCAGTAGACTTCTTCTCTTCATCACTTACAGGTCTTGGTGTAACTTTTTTAGAACCAGACTCTAATGGATGTTTCTTACCAGGATTACGACGATGCCACATAGACTCCATCATATCCAAGATTTGACCCTCTGCCAAATTACCTAATGAACTTTCTACAAATTCTAGGAGTTCGTTGTCGAACCCATCTAGGACTTTCCCAGGCGAACATCCTCAACCCAGTTAGCAAGAATATAATTTACTGCTTGATCATCTGCACCTTCTTGAACAAGGAAAGATGAAAGAGCATCATAGTCAGCACCCTCTTTCTTCATCTTTGAGAATGTTTGAGCAAGGTTTGCTTGACGTTCTGTACGAGTGCTGTACTTATCTTTGTTAGCATCAACATGAGAAGCAAATTGTTGTACACTCATACCTGCTGCTTTTGCTTTTTTAGTAAATGCACCAGGTCTTTTTACTGCTCCCTTAATCCAATTCTCTTCTTCTTGAAGATCAAAAGGAACAACCTTAAACTTAACTCCACCTAACTCATGTAGTTCACTTAGTTTCTCAGCAACCTCATCCCAGAGATCAGATTCTGTCTGCCAATCATAAGAGTCTTTAACGTGAGCATGTTTTACACTCTTCTTACCTTCTTTCTCAGTAGTAGATCCCTTAGCATGTTCCCAAGGATGACCTGACTTCTGAGCATCTCTTGCCATCTTGTCACGTTCAAACTTAGCATAATCTCTTTCTTTCTTTGCTTCTTTCTTCTTACCATGCATACTGTCATAAGTTGCAGCATCAGTTCCTTTCTTGGATCTGTACATATCAATGACTGCTGCTACCTGATCAGGAGTATCCTTTTGCTTCTCTTGTAGTTGCTCTTCTTTCATGTGATCGGCAGCCTTATACATTGGCTTACCAGTTTTCACATTCTTCTTACCTGCTTTATATGCTTGATATGCAGGAGTATTGCCTTTCTTATCAGCATTAGTTACAGTATATTCTTCCTTATTCATTGCCTTTTTAATGGCTTTGTCTTTGGAACCAAAGTACTCGTCTTTGCTACTTTCTACTTTGCCATCACCATCATAATCTTTGTCTGCTTTCTTACCATTCTTTTTCTTATTAGGAGATCCAAAAAGATCATCATCCTTCTTACGATCCTCCTCTTCTTTTTCAGGAGACTCTGCCTTCGCTTCATATACAAATCTATATGCGTCGTTTAAGGTTCTAAAATCTTTGGAATCCATTTCTCAAAACACTTTTCTTTTATTTAGTCTCGTAGACCTCTCCAATCTCCCAACACTCTATACCTTCATCCCTAATAATATCCATAGTAAGTTCCATACGATTAGCAGGAACCACTACACAATATCCAATACCAAGATTAAACACTCTCTTCATCTCTTCCTTATCAACATTACCCTTAAGTTGAATCTTCTTAAAGATCTCTGGTAATGGCCATGCATCATAATCTACACGAGCAGTCAGTCCTTTAGGTAGACAACGTGGTAAGTTCTCAGGGATTCCTCCTCCTGTAATATGTGCCATACCATATACCCAATCTCCCTCATCTAACACTCTTTTAACCACAGGTGCATAGATTGTAGTAGGGGTTAGTAATTCAGGATGATCAGCATAAAATATTTGATGCCTAGTCAACAAATAATTGACCAAACTATATCCATTACTATGAAGACCACTACTTGCTAACCCAATAACTCTATCACTTGGTTTAATACTTTTACCATCTATAATATCCTTCTTATCTACTATACCAGTACAGAACCCTGCCATATCATAATGAAGTTGTCTTGGATGTTCAGCAGTCTCTCCTCCTAAGAGATCCATACCTGCTATCTCACATCCTTTCAAAACTCCTACCATAATATCTGCTACATTACCATCCACCTTCTGAGTAGAAATATAATCTAAGAAGTATAATGGATTAGCACCACATGTAATCACATCATTGACACACATAGCAACTAGGTCTTGTCCTATAGTTGTAAAGTCATTAGCAACTGTGCATATGCTTAGTTTAGTTCCAACACCATCAGCACCAGATACTAAAATAGGTTCCTCGTATCCTACAGGAACCTTTATCATTCCTCCAAACCCACCAAGGGCAGGAACTTTATTCTTAAGATCTTCAACGAACTTATTGCCAGCATCTATATCGACACCAGCAGTTTTGTAATCTAACACAATACCTTCTTTTTTAAAATCAAGTGGATCGTCCCAAGCCATAGTTATAAAGGAGGATACTCTGATATTAATTCTACAACATCCTCACCCCTTTGTCCACTCTCAAACTCTTTCATTAACCTCTGGACTTGTTTCTTATCAAGTCCAGCAAGTTGCTCACAATTTTCTAGACACTTATAGATACATTCTCTATCAGAAATGGGTGCAGAGATCTCCCATCCCTGATCATCATAATACTTCTTACCTTTAGTGACTTGTGCTTCTAGGTGTGATAAGTCTTGTGCCTTAGAAGGGTTCTTATAACTATGCATATGCTTGTGCGGCTAACCAAGTGGATAGTCCTAAAGACGTACCCATTATAGTTAGTCTACTCATCCACCACATAATTTCGTGCTTATGTTTTGCCATCATTAATGTCCCATAGGGATTCCTGATGCCATCATTCGAGAAATGTTATTCACCTCTTCGGTCACACAGTAATCAACAAAATGAGGATGCTCCTTTAATGCAGGAACATCCTCTTTGGATTTCTGTATTGCTTCATATGCATCTACTGCATACTCACATATCTCATGATGATTTTTTTGTAAGTCGTGATAACCTACGGTATAATGCTTTTGTTGCGTTAGGGGCATGATTTTTCAATCCCATACTATAAAATATTTATAGCATAGATTGAGTAATTTTGCCTAGTTTGGTGTGGACTCCAACACTCTGTTAGAGTATCAACGCACCAATAACAAATCCTTTAGCAAATGCAAGACATAACATTTGATAATCTGTTAACTTAAACTTCTCTTGTATCTTCTTTGCCCATTTCTTATCCCATTCTTTGAGATCATGAAATGCTTTTTTAATGTCTAAGTTCCACATATTACATCTTATAAGGAGGTTCTTCTTTCTTAGGTGCTTGTGCTTGAGGTGTCAATTGTAATGGTGCTTGCTCAATTCTAATTGTTTGGGCAGGAGCAGTATTTGCTGCCTTCTCAATTAACATCTCCATATCCTTTTTACTTATACCACCAGCAGGAGCAGCACCATTACCATTACCATTTGACTTATTCTTAGCCGTCTGAACCCCAAATGTAGCCAAAACTCCTGTAAAAACTGAGGCTATAAATGTCGGATCTATTTTACCTTGAGGGAATCCTGGAATTGTAACATAATTTAATGTTAATATACCACCACTCCAGACCAGAATACCAAGACGAACAAATGTACTAATGATTGCTTGTTGCTCATCTTGATCTGGTACTAATTTTTCTTTAATTTTTGCAAATACACCTTTAGGTTTTTCTTCTTCAATCTTTTCTTCCTTTACTTCCTTAACTTCTTCCGACATAAGAATTTTAGATAACTATTCTTATATAGGAATAATAAAATTAAAAAGCAGATCCTGGTACAGGAAGACCTAAACTAGAAGATGTTGATGGTATAGATGGAACAAGATCGTTAGTTCCTAAAGGAAGTGCATCTTCACCCAATCCACCAAAATCTCCCAAAGATCCTGTAACTGCTTCAATAGCTTGAGATTTAACGTTGTCAATGATTGCATCTCTATTGACATATACATATACCCCACTAGCAATAACGGCAGCAGATACAAGACCAGACGACAGGGCGATGACATTTACGATTTTTTGCATTTTTGATAACCTAATTCTATGAATTGTCATGATAGTAATATATTTAGCATTTATTATAATACGCTTCGTAATATTTTACAATCCCATGTGAAGTAATCTGCTTACTACACCAATCATCTGCACACTCACAAATTGATGTATAATCATCAAACTTTGCACTAAGAATTCTTATAACTGTAGTTCTTAATTGTTCTTTAATCATATTTACTACCCTCTCCAATATATTCTAGAGAAAAAATATCAAACTCTTGATCATTTTCACAATCCAACCATTCTCTAAATTCTTCACGAATACATTTCTCATCCAATGCATTTATTTCTTTATTACCTGAATGAGTTAATGTGGCAATTCTCATTCTTGCCCATTCATGAACTTCACATAAAGTTTTATCTAAACTTTCCATAATCTTTTTTCATGTAACGTCCGAGAATATTGCTATTATAATATGCGGGTTCTCCATTGTCAAGAGACTCTTGTAATACATTATTAAGAAACAATTGTTTAGTCTCTTCGTAGTTTACATCTCCGAGTCTGGTGTGAAGCGATAAGATTTCTCTACTGAATTTCTCATTTCCAAGAAGCTTTCTATCTGAACTAAGTTCTTTAGAGCTTCCATAGTATCGTTTCCAGTCACTTTCAGTCGTAACCCGTCTTTTGCCACCTCTAGGCTTACGCTTTTGCCAGAAGTATTTTCTACCAATGTATTGTTTGCCAGATTGTAAATTAGTAATCCTGTAGACGAAACCGAAGAAATCGCCAATATCGTCAGTAGTGAAAGCTGCACCTTGGTAGTACCAGGGATTTTCATAATGTCCCTCACTAATCGATTCCATTTCATAATTTTATATCATTCCTCT